TTCTCTTGAAGCCGCGTCTGCTAAGTTGGATATTCCTATTAGGTGCTTGTATGATTGGCAGGCAAAGCACCCTGAATTCTCGCAGGCTACTCACGAAGGGCGCATCAAAGCTCTTGCGTGGTGGGAAGAAAGGGCACTGAACACTGCTAGCGGTTCACCTGGAAACTCTCAGATTATTAGTTTGGGTTTGCGGAATCGTAGTCGCTCTGCATCTGGTTGGATTGACTCGCAGAAACAGGAATTGTCTGGACCTGATGGCGGGCCAATTAGGGTAGAGGCGACGACGATTGATGTTGGCGATCTTACGCCTGAGCAGCGTGACGCATTGCGTGCTGTGATGGTAGCGGCTAAGGCGAAGAAGTGAGCGCAACTCTTGTCCGTGTTGGCGGGCTTGTTCTTGATGCTGACAAGGTTCTAATCGACTTAGATAAGGCAGAGGCAGCAGAGAGCCTTGTTGCGTTCATTCGTATGGCTTGGTCTATAGTCGAGCCCGGCCAGCCATACACGCATGGTTGGCACATTGACGCTATTTGTGATCATCTTGAGGCAATTACTGATGGTCATGAATTAGCCGACGGGACGCTATACAATCGCCTGCTTGTGAACGTGCCTCCTGGCACGATGAAGTCTCTTATCACTAATGTGTTCTGGCCCGCGTGGGAGTGGGGACCGTGCAACTTGCCGCACTTGCGCTATGTTTGCGCGGCGCACAAGGTTGAGAATCTTTCTGCGCGTGATAGCCGACGCATGCGGCAGCTTATCACGTCTGAGTGGTATCAGGCTCGATGGGGCGATCTTGTTAAGCTGGCCAAAGATCAGAATGAGAAGCTGAACTTCGTCAATAGCGTTGGTGGCTTCCGTATTGCTACGGCGATCACCAGCCTGACAGGTATCAGGGGCGACAGAGTCATTATTGATGATCCACATTCTGTGGATTCGGCAGCTTCTGAAACACAGCGACAAACAGAAGTCACGACATTTCTTGAGGCTATTCCAACTCGTTTGAATGATCCTATTCGGTCTTCAATTGTCATCATCATGCAGCGTCTGCACGAGGAAGACGTGAGCGGCGTCATCTTGGATAAGCAGCTTGGATACGATCACCTCATGCTGCCGATGGAATTCGACCCGGCTCGTGCGTTCCCGACCAAATTGGGGTTTGTGGATCCGCGCTCGGAGGCCGGCGAGTTGCTGTTCCCTGCGCGGTTCCCTGCTGAGGTGGTCACTCGCGACAAGCGTGTCATGGGACCATACGCCACAGCCGGCCAGTTCCAGCAGGAGCCTACGCCGCGTGGTGGTGGCGTCATCAAGCGGGAGTGGTGGCGCCTCTACGAGGCTAGCGTGTTCCCGCCCATGGAGTATGTGGTGGCCGCCCTGGACACGGCCTACACGATCAAGGCCGAGAACGACTTTAGCGCCCTGACCGTCTGGGGGTTGTTCTCCGGCGCCCAGGCGCAGCGCATCGACGCCTACGCCACGCGAGGGGGCCAGAGGCGCGACACGCAGGACGCCATGAACATGTTCGATCAGGCCGCCCAGGTGCTGCACAAGGGGCCTGAAGGGCCTCGCGGCGACCAGCCCAGGCTCATGCTCATGGACGGATGGCAGGAGCGTCTGGAGCTACACGACCTAGTTGAAAAGGTGGCCAAAAGCTGCCGCCGGCTTAAGGTTGACCTGCTCCTGATCGAGAACAAGGCAGCCGGCCATAGCGTCGCGCAAGAGATTCGCCGCCTATACAGTCACGAAGATTGGGGTGTCCAAATGTATGACCCCAAAACACTAGACAAGCTTGCTCGCCTATACAGCATACAGCATCTCTTCGCAGAGGGTATTATCTACGCGCCTGATCGCGCCTTTGCTGACATGGTAATTCAACAAGTGTCTGTGTTCCCTAAGGGCAAGAACGACGATATTGTTGACACCGTCTCTATGGCTGTAAAGCACTTCCGCGACCGTGGTTTGCTTGTCCGTGAGCCTGAATGGCAAGCAGAGATGCAAGAATCTATGCGCCATCAATCGCCGGTTACATCTTCAATTTACGAGGTCTAATGACAAATGAGCGAAAAGCCTGACGTGTATATTAGCCTGATCCGGGGAACTGATGGCGGTGGCCCAGGTCTAAATTTATATGAGATTGAGGTCGTCGGTCAGGAACCTCTTGACTATGTCAAGATTTATACCCTATCAGCCAAGAGTGATACAATTGCTTGCCAAGAGGCTTTGCGACGGTTTGCAATCGACGTGAAGCGCCTGGAGGCCGAAAGCAAAGGGTAGTCGATGCCACTCGTCCCCGGTTTGAGCCCGTCTCTGCGGCAGCCCGCCCCGCCTCAAGCTGAAATGCTGGAGGGCGACATCATGGTGGAGGTCGCGGAGGACGCGCCAGACCAGGGCATGACCGACGCCAAGGGCAACATCTTGTCGATTGAGCATGGCGACGGCAGCGTCACCGTCTCTATCGACGGTAGCCCCCTGGAGAGCGCGGCATCGCGTGGCCCGCGTGGGTGGTTCGACAACCTCGTCGACGACATTGAGACCGTGGAACTGTCGCGCATTGCCGACGACCTCGTCCGTAGCATCGAGGCTGACATCGACAGCCGCAAGGACTGGGTGGAGGACCGCGCCAATGGCGTGCGATTGCTTGGCCTCAAGCTGGACATTCCCGGCCTTGGCGGCAGCGCAGACGGCGCGCCAGTCGAAGGCATCAGCCGCGTTCGTCACCCTCTGCTGCTGGAGGCAGTCCTGCGCTTCCAGGCCAATGCCCGCGCCGAACTCCTCCCGACTGACGGGCCGATCAAGATCAGGAACGACGACAACAACTCTACGGCCGCTGATGACCGTATGGCCGACGCCCTTGAGCGTGACCTCAATCACTACCTGACCGTGACTGCCAGCGAATACTACCCTGACACCGACCGCATGCTGCTGATGCTTGGCTTTGGCGGAACGCAGTTTAAGAAGGTGTATTACTGCCCTCTACGCAATCGCCCCGTGAGCGAAACCGTAGACGCCAACGATTTGATCGTAAACAATACCGCCACTGATCTTGCAAACGCCAAGCGTATTACGCATCGTGTTCATATGAAGCCTAGCACAGTTAAGCGCCTGCAAATCCTTGGTGTTTATCAAGACATCAGCCTTAGCACGCCCAGCGCATCCAAAACAAACTCACTAGACTTGGAAAAGAAAGAGGTCGAAGGCATTAGTATTGACGCCCATCGCCCAGAGGATCGTGACCGCGAAATCTACGAGTGCTACTGCGAACTTGATATCCTTGGCTTTGAACACAAGCACAAGGGTAAACAGAGTGGGCTTGAGATTCCTTATCGTGTGACGATTGATGTATCGTCCAAGAACATTCTTTCTATCACCAGGAACTACGACAAAGACCAAAGCGAACTGCCCGAAGCCAAGGAGACGTTCGTCAAGTATACTTTCATTCCTGGTTTTGGCTTTTACGATATTGGTCTACTGCATATTCTGGGCAACACTACAAACGCCATCACAGCCGCGTGGCGTGAACTGCTTGACGCCGGCATGTATGCCAACTTCCCCGGCTTCCTGATGTCGGATGTTGGCGCCCGCCAGAACACCAACATCTTCCGCGTGCCGCCGGGTGGTGGTGCGTTGGTCAAGACGGGCGGGTTGCCGATCAATCAGGCCATCATGCCGTTGCCTTACAAAGACCCGTCGCCTGCACTGATGTCGCTGGTTGAAAACATCGCCCAGACCGGGCAGCGCCTTGGCGGCGTGTCCGAGATGCAGACGGGCGAGGGGCGTCCTGATGCGCCGGTCGGCACGACGCTTGCCATGATCGAGCAGGCCGCCAAGATTCTGAACAGCGTTCACAAGCGCATGCACGCCGCCCAGGCGCAGGAGTTCCGGTTACTTATTAAGTGCTTCCGAGACAATCCTGAGAGTTTCTGGCAGAGGAATAGGGCGCCGGCTTACCCGTGGGATGAGCAGGTTTTTCTGCAAGCCCTTAATAACTATGAGTTGACGCCGCAGGCCGATCCCAACACCGCATCGCATGCGCAGCGCCTTATGAAGATCATGGCGCTGAAGCAGCTACAGGCCGCACAGCCGGGCCTCTACGACCCGATTGCCGTCGACACTGCGGCTCTCCAGGCGATTGGCTGGAGTAACCCGTCGCAGTTCATGGCGCCGGCAAATGCGCAGGGTGCGCCTCCGCCTGAGATGATGAAGATGCAGGCCGACGCCAAGGCAAAGGACATCACGGCTCAGGCGCGCATGCTGGACGCCCAGACGAAGGCACAGAAGACGCAGGCCGACATTCAGATGGGCATGCAGAAGCTGACGACCGACGCGCACCTGGGTGTGGCCAAGGCGCAGCTTGACGCGCACAAGGTCGAGACCGACGCTAGCATTGCCGGCGAGCAGGTCGACGCTCAGTTGGACGACAAACTGGCCAAGGAACGCATCCAGCTTGTGGACCTCGCCCAGAACCTCGCGGTGCATCCCTACAGCGCCGCCCTGGTAGAGCCTCTGGTGCGTCCGTCGTTCGAGAGTGTGCAGACCCGTCAGGCTGCCCTGGACGCCTCCAGGCGACGCCCTCTGCCCGGCTTGGGCAACCCTCGCACCCCCGGAGGCGTGCAGTGACCACTGACCCCAAGAAGGCCGCCCGTGCGGCTCTCTACGTTGCCCGCAAGACGTTTGCCGATGGGGGTGATGCGGATGATTCAGGTGTAACCGCGTATCATGGGTCTTTTTCCCCTGACATTAAAAAATTTGATAAATCAAAACTGAGGCAACGATTTAATAACGCCGCGTCGCGCCATGGCGCGTGGTTATCAACGAACCCGGAAGATGCTGATTTTTACGGCCCGCATATTTACCAAACAAAATTGCATGGTAATTTTAAACAACTTCCAAGCATGGAAGAACTGGGAAACAAAGTAAAAAATAAACTAAGTCAAATTTCAATGAATCAAAACGTAAACTATAAAACAAGTCAACAAGCGGAAAGAATGCTTGATTTTTACAATACCACTCAAGACCCCAGGCTTTATACGGGGGCTGCTTCAGCAGCTATTAACAAAGCAAAGCGAGAAGGATATGACGGGGCTGTTCTTAAAGGCGGCGAGGCCGTTCAAGAAAACTCTCCTCCCGGTGATAATTACGTTGTATTTCGCCCCGAAACTCTTGACTTGCGGCGCTTAAAAGCATCCGGCGGTATGGTAACTGACCCCAAGAAGGCCGCCCGTGCGGCGCTCTACGTGGCCCGAAAGACGTTTGCTGCCGGTGGAGACGTCACCGACAACCCTAACTTCCAAACATGGTTTGGCGACAGCGTGCTGCATGATAATGGTGTGCCTCGCACATATTATACCGGAACGTCAAAAGATAAGGATTTTACTTCATTCAATGTCGGTCGACATGGGGCTTGGTTTACGACTGATCCAAAGGAAGCCAGCCAATATGCCATGGAAAATGATAGTCAAGGGCATGTATGGGAAGGTGGTGGATACAAACGAACCAACACTGCAAGCCGCGTTATTCCAGCACATTTGAAGGCATCAAACCCTTATACTGGTGATCGCCCGCAGCGCATTTCTAATTCTCAAAACTACAAAAAGGCTCAGTCTGACTGGTTTGATCAGCTGCGTGCGGCGGGACATGACGCTTGGGTTCCTGCATCCATGAACGGCAATCTTGCCGTCATGCTGAAGCATCCGACGCAAATTAAATCTGCCATCGGGAATAATGGTAATTTTGACCCGAAGTCTCCCCATATTGCCAAAGCAACCGGCGGCGCTACTGACGACGACGCCTTCACCGCCTACCACGGCACGCCGCATGAGTTTGAGCCGGAGCCTGATTCGCCTTACGGTCGATTCCGTGATACCGCTATCGGGTCTGGCGAAGGTGCGCAAGCATATGGGTATGGTCATTATCTGGCGGGGAACGAAGGAATAGCAAAAGGGTATCAGGATAGGTTAGCTAAAACTTCTGATAAATTTACACGTCCTAGTGAACGAATTAAAATTGAAGGAAAAAATTTAAATGAATTAATGCCGAACGCATCTCCAACTGTGTTGTCATTGATAAGTGGATCATTAGAAGCCCACCAAGGTGATTTAAAATCTACT